ATCTTTAGACTATTTATTATATCAGTTTTCGCCGGTATATGGAGTCCAGTATTGAACTTGGAATTCTACAGTGAATTCTTCAATTGTATCTGCAGTATCATATGAAAGATCAATTGCAGAAATATTAGTTGGGAAGATGCTATAGAATTTATACTGCTTAGCAACTTCTAGTCCAGCACCAACTGCAGCGTTTCCACCAACTACACTTGGAAGTCTCTTTAATTGCTTAACGAGAACATCTCTCATATAATCGTTAGGATCAGTTGCTCCGCTTCCATCTGCATATTGTCCGACATATTGCATCCAAGCTTCCATTGCAGTTCTAATCTTAAAGTCTTCATCGTTGATAACGGTAATCGACCAAGTATCAAATGTACGATCACCTGCTACTTTAAAGACTCTTCCTCTAAAAGGAACATCAATTGAAGCGATGTTGGATGCTGGTAGGTTTGCTGCTTTACATAATACAGAAAATTCGGTAGCATCAAATTCTGCACCACCAGGGAAGTCGGTTAAAACAACTTCAAATAGATTGGGGCGAGCGCCGCCGCCCTTGAGTGCTGTTTTGAAATCCTGAATACTGTGTGCCATTTTTAGGTCCTCCTTGTTGTTTTTTTAACTAAATCAAACTGTACCCGCTACCTCTTCAAATGCTACGCCAGTGCGTGTAGCAACGAAGGTAAGAGTTACATAGTTGATGGACTTAGCAGGCTTCAGATAAATGTCTGCTCTGAACTCATTGTTATCAATCACATCAGGAGTGTTATTTGATGTATCACAAACGACTAGGAATCCATAAAGTCCTCTCTTTGCCTGAACATCGCGGAGGTAAGGTTCAACGATATTCTTAAAGTTTGCTCTTGTGAGTTCATCATTCAGTTCAAAAAGTTGTGCCTGAGCAGCTCTTTGAAGTGCCTGTTCAATTGTTAGGAACAAGCGACGAACATTAATTCTATCAAACGCGGATGCATATCCAAGAGCAGTCTTATCACCAAAGAGCAACGTTCCTATTCCGGGTTGAGTAACAATTGCATTTACTCTTTGTGGATAAAGTTGATCTCTTTGAGCCTTGTTTGGATTGTATGCGAGTTTAATTGCGTTGTTAATAATTCCACGTTGCTGTCCTGCTGGCGAGAACCAAGGGTAGGCAATAATGTTTGTTCTTGTCATTAGACCTGCAACATCAGCATTACAAGGAATGTAAACAAACTTGTTGTTAAATCTGTCATAGGTATACTTATATCCACTATCAAAAACTGCATAAGATGAAGATGAAAGTGAACTAAAGTACTTAATTAGATTGTTCGTTTGTGTTGTAGTGTTAGTAATTCCAATCAGATTTGCCCTATGTGGACCAATACATGCAACACAGTCCTGTCTATTTCCTGCTACAGAAATGAGATAATTTGCTTTTGCTTGAGAATCTGACTCCGAATCACAACCTGGACCCATTATTAAATAATCAACTTGAATTTCATCTTTATTTGAGAAAAGATCGTAAGATGTAATCAAATCCCCAAGTGTTGCTTTCATTCCACCGCTGGCGGAATAATCAACACCACCACCTAAAGTATAAGTTTTATTGCCTATGGCACTAAATGTAACATCTTGTGCGTCAAGACCCCACAAACCATCTGCAGTTGTAATTGGAGTAAATCCAGTTGAAAATCCAGTAGCTCTGGGAGCTGTTCCCCAATAAGAGTCTGTAGAACTTGATGGGTTTGAACCTGCATAAATTTGTGCCGAAAAGTCTGCAAGATATTGTTCGTACCAAATTTTTTGTGGAGAATTTACCGCAGAAACAGCGTCAAGAGCTTTTGATAATCCTACATGTTTTTCAATAATTGTTCCTTGATTGCCAGTGATAGTACCAAGGTCATCAACAACTGCAATATGCAAACCATCATTTTTACCATTTCTATCTAGAGAATATCTATTAGAAGTTGGTTTTGGTGCAATTGACTTCCAGTAAATTGTGGTATTTGTTAATCCAAGAGTTTGGTTATCGTACCAGTCAGAAATAGTTGCAACAGTTGCTGACCCTGCCTGAGATCCAGAACTATTGATAAATTTAATGGAGTTCGATGCTGCAAATGCTGATATTGTTGATCCTTCAGCATAGTTGATTTTGGTTTCAGTTCCAGCAGATGAAACTCTTGAAACGATTTTTACATCAATAGTACTATTACCGTTTGTTGAATCAGTAGTAACTCCAGTAATGATACCCTTCAAGTATCCAGTAAACAAAGAAGTGCTTCCAGATCCTGCGATTACTTGATTGGTAAGAGCAACGGTGACTCCATAACCAACAGTAGCGCCAACCCCAGAAAGATTGGTTGTTGTAATACCAAGTGTTTGATCTGCTAAATCATCAATAAAACAAACCTTTAATCCATTTGCCCAGGTTCCTGGATTTTTAGCTGCAAATGTAAAGTTATTTCCATCAGAATGATTAGTGGTATAATCATCATAGTTGTCAATTTTTAAACTTGCAGTTGAAGAGGTTCCAACTCCTGCATTAGCGTTGTTTAAAGTTGACCCACTGGTTCTTACAACTTTTAAAACACCGCCGTATGAAAGAAAAGATGAAGCACTCATCCAGTACTCATACTGAGCATCTGATGAGATGGGCTTACCAAAAACATTGATAAGATCTTGCTCTGTAGTGATGTCAATTGGGTAATCAACTGGTCCAATTGGAAATGGTCCCGCAATTGCACCAATGTTATCTAAAACATTATCAGCTCTTCCTACAGTTAAATCAACCTCTCTGACTAGTACACCAGGAGATAATTGAGGAGTCGCCATGTTTTTCTCCGTTAAATCTCAGTTTATCTAAAAAATATTTATTAAAAACTTACTTTTCACGGGGGAAATGGGACGTGAACAATCTACCAGTCAGGATACTCCCATCTATCAAAAACATTACTCTGCATTCTACTTATGATTATGCGTTTTATAGTACAATCTTTACATTCATATGAATATGATGAAGCAACGGGACCTCTATCTTTACGTGTTTGGTAGAATCCATCTATTAAATTTTTCATTTCTCCACAGACCCTACACTGTCTGTCTACCAAAAGCAAATGTCCTAATCTTATCTGCTTATCAAGTTCCATTAAGAGAGATACTCCCACATATATGCACGATCTCCATATTCATCAACGTGCCACCTATCGCCATCAACATCTACAAAACTTGAATCATCAAGACCATCTGAAATAAATCCAAACGGGGACATATCTTGTTCAATTTGATTTTTTTGTTCCTCATATAATCTCTTTCTTACATCTTGATCAGTAAGTTCTTTAAAATAATCCTGGGCAACTAACCAAGCATAAATTACAAGACACATTGCAAGGTCATCATTACAACCTTCTTCTGCTTCAAAAGAATTATGTTTTTGGATAAAAGTTGTCAGTTCGCTAATAATTTCGTAGTCATTAAGATATAATTTATTCTCTTCAATCATTGTTTTGAGATTGAGACATCCAACTTTTTTAACAGTTTTGGACATCTTAACTCCGAGTTGAGTTTTCTTACCCGAAAATCCTTGACCTACAATTTGTCCTGCTCTACCTCTCATAGAACACATAAGTAAATTATTATATTCAAGATCATATTGAAGAATAGATGCTACTTGATCTCCAACATCGTTAACTTCACATAAAATATAAGCATCATTATAACTTTTTGCTACATCATGAATGATGCTTGGAAATAGCATTGGTTTAATTTCATTATTTCTGTATTTTGCAACCACTCTATGGGGAAACTGTGTGATGTCAACCACTGTAAATGCGGAATAATCGTTTCCTACGCCCCTAGCAACGTCTACAGTGATAAGGTAATCGTGTTGTTCTTCTGGATCCACATATACATCTAAACCCCCGCTACGGGTCTTAGGGTGGTCATATACGAGGGATCTAAGTTTGCTTGGTGCTATGAGTGTATCAACAGAACCTAGGAATTCACATTCAAACTCAACTTTGAATTGAGACTCTGAGGTGTTTGCAATTGTTTGTTTTTTCCATTCTTCATCGCGTCCAGGGACTTCGCTCCAATGAACATCAGTAAAGACATACTCATTTTTACCTTTCTCAGCATCGTGCCACATTCGGTAGAAATGATTCATACCATGTGGAGTAGAAACTATAATGACTTTTGTTTGTTTACCAGAAGTAATAGTAGGATAAACAGATGCAAAGAAGGAATCTGCGATATGGTTCGGAACGAAAGCGAATTCGTCCAAGAAGAGGATATTGAAC